TCAGTCCATCGAGAACGAGCCGTTGCCCGCCAATTCCAGGGCGCTTGCGTTCGCGATGGCATACGGGCTTAAGCCCAAGATGTGCTACACGCTGGCCCAGACCGAGAAGTACTCCGGTATCTCGCAGGAAATCCTCGTGAAGGAGCACGACGCGGGAAGGCTCAAGTTCTTCCGCCCGAAGTGCTCGGAGCGCGGCACGTTCATCACGTGCGCGGACTTCGACGCCTGGATTGAGGAGAACAGCCGATGACTTGGGTTAGCGACGAGATCGCGGCGGACCTCGCCCGGATATTCGCCGACGAGCAGCGGGAGAACCGAATCTACGGTGACCCGCCCGAGGACGGTGAAGACGATGGGCAGGACGAGGAAGAGCGCGAAGTGTGCTGGTAGCTCCTTTGAGCGCCTTATCGCCGACTACCTGGCCGACGAGCTTGGCGAGGACGTTGACCGTCAAGTCAAGAACGGCGCGAACGACCTAGGAGACGTGCGCGGCGTGAAGCTTCTCGGCCAGCCCATCGTGATCGAGTGCAAGGAATACCGGGGTCAGCACAACTTGCCGGAGTGGTACCGCGAAGCGGAGCGCGAGCGCGACAACAAGGGCGCGTGCATCGGCGTTGTCGTTTGGAAGCGGTACGGCAAGGGCAAGGCGCAAGACCAGCACGTATCTATGACCATGGCGGAGTTCGTGCGCCTGATAAAGCTAGTGAACGGAGGTGGCACCGATGGCAATCAAGGGTGAGGGCACCGTGTTTGAGCTTATCCGAACGCCGGAGGATGACCGCGACGCATGGCTTGACCTGCGAAAGAAGGGAATCGGCGGCTCAGACGTGGCCGCTATCATGGGCCTTTCGGCCTTCCGCTCGGCCTATTCGGTGTGGGCGGAGAAGACGGGCCTTTACCAGCCCGAGGACATTTCGGACAAACCGGCAGTCCACTGGGGCAACATCCTCGAACCCATCGTCGGCGGCGAGTACGCGGAGAACCACCAGGCCCGCGAGGTAAGGCGCGTGAACGCGGTTTGCCGCAACCTCAAGCGACCGTGGGCGCAGGCTTCTCTTGACTACGAGGTGAAAGACCCCGTGCTCGGCTGGGGCGTTCTCGAGATCAAGACGGCGGGCGCGATGCGTGCCAAGGACTGGGAAGACGGCGTGCCCGTCTACTACCAGACGCAGGTGGTCCACTACCTCAGCGTCACTGGAAGGCCCTTTGCGGACGTGGCCGTGCTTATCGGCGGCTCAGATTACCGCGAGTACCGCATCATGCGCGACGCGGAGGACGAAGCAGCGGTTGTCGGCGCGGTTGACGCCTTCTGGTGCGACCACGTGCTCAAGGGCGAACCGCCCGAGATAACGGGCGCGAGGGATGACGGCGCGGCGGTGTTCGCCGTCAGCGGCATGGGCGGCAAGGAGGTCCCCTATGTCGACATGTCGCAGGCGATGGCCGACTACATCAGCGCCAAGTACGCCAAGGCACAGGCGGAGGAGGCGTTCAAGGACGCTTCCAACCGACTGAAAAAGGAAATCGGGCAGAACGCGGCCCTTGAGTGCGACGCGGGCAAGTTCTCGTGGCGCAGGTACACCGTCAACCAGTTCGACAAGAAGGCGTTCGAGGCCGACCACCCCGACCTCGCGGACCAGTACTCGAAGATGGCCGTCCGAGACGGCGGAATCGTCTTCAAGCCACGAAAGGAGTAGCCAATGGGCGCGATTGCAAAAGCCCAGCAGGAGATTCAGCAGGGCAAGCCCGCGACGTTCGCGGACCTCGTCAAGAAGGTAAGCCCCCAGTTCCAGGCGGTAATGCCGAAGGGATTCAAGGCCGAGCGCCTTGCCCAGATGGCAATATCTGCCTACAACCAGACCCCTAAGCTCGCCGAGTGCAGCGTTCCGTCCATCCTGTCCTGCTGCCTGCGCTGCGCAAGTCTCGGCCTTGAGCCTAGCGCGGTAGACGGGATGGGCCGCGCCTACATCCTCCCGTACAAGAACCGCAAGACAGGCTCGATGGAGGCGCAGTTCATCCTCGGCAAGAACGGCATGGTCGAGCTTGTTCAGCGCAGCCAGCTCGTCAAGTCGCTCAGAACCCAGTGCGTCTACGAGGGTGACGAGTTCGACTACTGGGAGGACGAGTGCGGAATCCATTTCAGCTACCGCCCCGACCTCGATGCGAGCCACGACGCGGACAAGCTGCGGCTGGTCTACCTCTCCGCGAACCTCAAGGACGGCGGGCTGGTCTTCCTGCAAATGAGCAAGAAGGAAATCGAGAAGATCAAGTCGCGTTCCAAGTCCGGCGACTTCGGACCGTGGAAAACCGACTACGAGGCCATGGCCGAGAAGACCGTTCTTCGCCGCGCGTTCAACCGAGGGATGCTGCCGCGTTCCGTCGAGGTCGCGAAGGCCATTGCAGATGACGAGACCTCGCCAATCGTCCTTGATTCCGACGGCTATCAGGTGTTCGGCCAGACCACGGATGCTATTGAGGTCGAGTCCACGACGGAGGAGGTGGCGCAGTGAGCATCAACCGAGTGACCGTCACGGGCAACCTCACCCGCGACCCGGAGCTTAGGCAGACGGCGGGCGGGACGCCGATTCTTCACTTCGGAATCGCCGTCAACGACCGCGTCAAGAACGCACAGTCCGGCGAGTGGGAGGACCGACCGAACTTCGTTGACTGCGTGCTGTTCGGCTCGCGAGCAGAAGCCCTCTCGCGCATCCTCGTGAAGGGCATGAAGGTCGCGCTTGAAGGAAGGCTGCGCTTCTCCGCATGGGAGAAGGACGGCCAGAAGCACAGCAAGCTGGAAATCGCCGTCGACTCCGTTGACCTCATGGCGAAGCCCCGCGAGCAGGCC